TCACTTTTTTATGATCTAACTCGATTGGACCTTTCGGAAAACCCAGAGGCAAGAGAAGCAGACGTACAAGAGAAAGTTCTCAGATCTGTACAGACTTCAAACTTTATTATTTATTGATCAGGGGGATCAATTGTATTTTCAGACGCTTGATGATAAAGGCGAATGTGTAGGAGTGTATAAAGATGGTAATCTATACTTCAAAGAAACAATGCCAGAAGGACTTGGAAGAACGTGGAAGTATGCGGAATATCTTGAAGAAGATGATGTTCAGTACGCTAGTGTTTACAGCGGAAATAACTCCCTTTCTGATTGTTGTCCCTCACACCTGATTGATGAATGGACCGAGACTGAAGAAAAACTAAAAGCTTTTTATCGGTCGTTTATCATCGCGAAAGTTGATATGAACCAGAACTGCTTTTTCGACCTTGTGCCGAGGCAGTTCTTAATTCGTTATTGTGAGATTCGTAATAAGATTACGAAGTATGTTTTTGAAAACTACGAAAAACCAGTTAACTATGATTTCATGGTTGATCTAACTAAAGTTTTGACTAAGATTCGATACCAAAAACTAAACCTTGATGTGGCTGCTCTTTCAAAGAAAGCTCACTTGCCGAAGTTTCGACAAGCTATGAAGAAGTATAGCCAGATTCAGCCTTATTGCCGTTATAATATTAAAGGAACAAAAACGGGCCGTCTGACAACTCTTTCGGACTCCTTCCCTATTATGACGCTGGACAAGGATCTGCGCTCAATGGTCAAGCCGACTCAGGACTGGTTCGTTGAGCTTGATTTCAACGCAGCCGAGTTAAGGACGCTAATGGCCCTAGCAGGCTCTGAGACACCCCTAGAAGACATCCATAGCTGGAACGCAACCAATCTATTCCCTCCGAGTACGGAACGCGCAGAGGCCAAGCAGAGGTTCTTCTCGTGGCTTTATGATGACAACAAAAACAATCCAAACTTGGCCAAGTATTATGACCGAGATGGTGTCCGAGAAAAGTATTGGGATGGCAAAGAAGTAAAAACCATTTTTGGAAGAACAATCGAGGCTGACAAGAAGCACGCACTCAATTATATCATCCAAAGCACCACGGCAGATCTTGTTCTGCGACAACTTATTAAAGTTTTTAATTTCCTGAAAGACAAGCGTTCTTTCGTGTCTTTTACGATTCACGATAACATTGTGCTTGACATTCCCGATGAAGAGAGGTATATTATACCAGAAGTGATTGAGATCTTTTCTCAGACAGAGCTTGGCAAGTTTCTTGTAAATGTCAAAGCTGGAAAAGATTTTGGCAACCTGAAGGATTTGAATTTATGAACATTATCGGTTTAGGAAAAGCAGGTTGTGCAATCGCTGATTGTTTTGGAGAATACCCACAATACAACATCTTCAAAATAGATGTTGACATCAAGGGTAAACAATGTTATACTATTGAAAGAAAAAGAAGCCCAGAGGAATATGAGCAAGCCGCTCCAGATCTTTCTGATTTCTTTGGCGATATTAAAGGTAGAGCAATTTTTGTTATTGGCGGATCAGGAAACATTTCCGCTATGTGTTTAAGAATCATGGAACAGATTAAGGATAAGTGTGAGATTGATGTCTTATATATTCGACCAGATATTGAACTTTTGGCAGGCAACAAAAAGCTACACGAGAAAGTTACATACAATGTTCTTCAACATTATGCCCGGTCCAGCGCGATCAACAGGGTCTTTCTTGTGTCGAATCCCGACGTTGAAAATACTATGGGGTCTGTGCCTGTCATGGGCTACCACGATGCTCTTAATCAATTTATTGTGTCTACCATCCACATGATTAACGTTTTTAATAATTCTGAGCCGGTCATGGGTTCTTACGAAGACCCCGGTCAGACTCAGCGCATTTGTACCATTGGAACTTATGATGTTGAGAGTGGAGAAGAAAAAATGTTTTTTCCACTTGACAGCGTGAGAGAAATGAGGTATATTTATGCTGTTGGGGAAAAGGTATTGCGAGAAGATGGCGGTCTTCATAAGAGGATCGTTACGCAAATGAAGGGGAAAACAACAGATGAGATTCAGAATGTTTCATTTGGCGTCTACCCTACAAACTACAACACGGCCTATGGCTATCTTCTAGCTTATAGTCCAAACATTCAAAACTAGCAGAGTCGGGACATTTGCCGATCTGACTCTAATCAAACTACTAATAGGAGTATTAAAATGGCTATTAATTTAGATAAAATGCGAGCTAAGCTTGCAGCATTGCAGAACCGAGGAGAAAAGAAGGAGTCCGCATTCTGGAAGCCACAGGATGGCGAACAGACAATTCGTATTGTTCCTACACCGGATGGCGATCCCTTCAAGGAGTATTGGTTCCACTACAACTTGGGTAAGAACCCCGGTTTCCTTTCACCGAAGCGTAACTTCGGTATTGATGACCCTCTGAACGACTTTGTTCGTCAGTTGTTTAACGAGGGCACAGAAGACAGCATTAAGATGGCTAAGAACCTCATGGCACGTCAGCGATTCTTCGCTCCCGTCCTCGTCCGTGGCGAGGAAGAGAAGGGTGTTCGAATCTGGGGCTTTGGCAAGATGGCTTATCAAGAGCTTTTGAATCTTGTTCTCAACCCTGAGTACGGCGACATTACTGATGTCGAGGCTGGTACTGACATCGTTCTTAAGTACGGCAAGCCCGCAGGAGCGCAGTTCCCGCAGACTTCCCTTACCCCTCGCCGTCGTACATCACCGCTTTGCGACGATGCAGTCGGCGGACCAGACAAGTGTGCTGAACTTCTAGAGAATATCCCTGACTTTGACGAGTTGTTTACTCGCAAGACTCCTGAAGAGATTCAGGTCATGCTTGATGAGTGGCTTGCTGGTGAAGACGAGCAGGGATCCGATGATGTTGTTAAGTACGACAAGAACAACACCACATCCAGCGTTGATAGCGCATTTAACGAACTGATGAACGCATAAGGAGAAACAATGTTTAACTTCATCAATCGCGACCACCTTTACGGCATGGTTGCAGGTGCTTTCCTAATCTTCACGGTTGGACTTATGTCTGGCTGCTCCTCCGAGGAGGAAGTGGTCACAGACACTGCCGACACTACGGAGACAACCGAAGACACCACTGATACCACTGAGGATACCACTGATACAGTGACGAGCCCCGTCGAGACCGGCGATACAAGCTCTGACACTGGTACAGTCACCACGACTGAGACTGGTGACACTGGCTCAACTGGTAGCTGATGTGAAGCCCACAGGAAGGCATGGGGTTATAGATGCCTTACATTTACAAAAGAGGAAATAATGTCAGAAACTACTAGTAATAAAAACGTATTTGTCGTTGGTCTTAGCCTTGCGGCTTTTCTGGTTGCTATTGCAGCCTTCACCACAGGCACCGACGATGCAGTTGTGACTCCATCCAGTGTGGAGACTGTTAAGGCAATTCAGGCAATCAGTAGCGAAGATGACGCTCAGATTGAAGAGGTCATTGTGATTGGTGACCCTAACGCTGAAATTACTGAGAATACAAGCGAGGACTAGTTCCCCCAACCGCAGGAAGGCATGGGTTAACAGATGCCTTAACATTTTATGGGAGAAATAATGAAATATCTAGAAAAAAATAACAACGTTTCAAATGGGTTTCTTGCCGCAACGATTCTTTCGATTGCAGGCTCAATCGTGATTTGGAACGCAGGTGGTGCAGACCCCGCGCATGTCGAGCGTCTAGCACTTTTTGTTGGACTTTGGGCTCCAACTTTCATGGGCTTTTCAAACTATTACAAGGAGTAAACAATGAGTGTTGTAAACAGACTAGAGTCTTTAAATATTAGTGATGATACAAAGGTAACTTTTACTTATGAGGATGGGTGTGATGTTTTTCATTATACTGATGACCACATTGATGACGCGGTTCGAGAGACACGAATCGCCCAAACCCTAGCTGAAGTAATTACCGAAGGCGCACTCTACAAGAATGGAAATGAAGTTCTTGAAGAGATGCGAGATAACGGTCTTCTCGACGATTATCCCCGTGACGGCTCTGGTTTTACAGATTTCGTTTGTGGAGTTATTGAAGAAAACTATTGGGAATATGATTGGCTCAGTGACCGTCATACTGAGCGTTACGATCATAAGCGAGGGTATACTACATTTACCCTAGAGTTCGAAGTTCCATTTAGTCAAATCAAGGAAAACCCTTATAGTTTCGCAGGTTGGACAGCTTCTGTTCAGACTGATAACGGAACTCTGACTTTGGATTGATAACATGGCAAAAGCTAGAACTCAAAAAGCAGGTAAGCTTTCTATTGCAGACATGCGAAAGCTTATCAATAAGAAGGCAGGGCAGTCAGTTGCTCACGATCTAAATCAGGAGAATCCTACAGAAGTCAATGAATGGATTCCTACTGGTTCAAGATGGCTAAATTCAATTATTTGCCGAGGCAAGTATGCTGGTATTCCAATCGGCAAGATTACAGAGATCGCAGGTCTTTCTGCTTCTGGCAAGTCTTACATGGCTGCTCAGATTGCAGGAAACGCCCAGAAGATGGGGATTGATGTTGTCTATTTTGATTCAGAGTCTGCAATTGATCCTGACTTCTTATCTAATGCAGGGTGTGACGTAGAGAATCTTCTTTACATTCAGGCTAAGTCTGTAGAATTTGTTCTTGAAACTATTGAAGAACTATTGGCTTCAAATGAGAATCGGATGCTCTTTATCTGGGATTCACTTGCTATGACACCAGCAGAGAATGATATTGAAGGTGACTTCAATCCTCTGTCAAGTATGGCTGTTGTGCCAAGAATCTTAAGCAAGGGCTTCAAGAAGATCACTGTTCCAATTGCAAACTCACAGTCTACGCTTCTTATTCTAAACCAGCTAAAAACCAACATTACATCAAACATTGCAGAAGCAAGGCTTGAACCTTATTTCACCCCCGGTGGCAAGGCTCCAGTGTATGCTTACTCAATGCGAATCTGGCTTACTGCCCGTAGAGGCAAAGCAAGCTATATCTATGATGATAAAGGATTCAGAGTTGGTACAGAGGTAAAGGCTAAGATTAAGAAGTCTCGATTTGGTTCAGATGGCCGAGAATGCACTTTCAAGATTGTTTGGGCTGGCGAAGATGTTAAGATTCGAGATGAAGAATCTTGGCTGGAGGCTATTAAGTCTTCTGTACATCTCACCAACGCAGGTGCATGGTTTACCTTGAAGTACGAAGATGGTACTGAAGAGAAGTTCCAGACAAAGACTTGGGCTGAAAAGTTGAAAGATGATAAATTTAAAAATCGTGTTTTCCAACTTATGGAAGAAGAGGTTATCCTCCGATTCGAAAGGAAGGATGCCGATGCTAAAGAATTCTACGACATTGACGGAGAGGGTGAATAAACTTTCTCCTTGACACACAGCCCTCAACGTGGTATATTTATCATGTTGAGGGCTTTTACTTTGGGGGTACAAATGAAGCGTTTATTAATTATTGACGCACTCAATCTTTTTATTAGAAACTATATCGTGAATCCGTCGATCTCTACCAACGGAAATCCAGTGGGAGGAGCAGTCGGTTTTCTAAATTCAGTAAAGAAGCTTATGCGAGAGGCTAAGCCAGACCAAGTTATTATTTGCTGGGATGGTGCAGGAGGCTCACAGAAGCGACGACAAACTGTTAAGGAATACAAGCAAGGGCGTAAGCCGCTTCGTAAGAACTACAAAGTCGAGGGTATGTCTGAGCAGTCTGAGAAGGAAAACATGGTTTGGCAGCAGCGTATCCTTATGGAAATGCTGAACGAAATGCCAATTATACAACTTATGCTCGACCGTGTTGAGGCCGATGACATTATCTCTATGATCACCGGCAACACCCGGTACAAGGGATGGCAAAAAGTTATTGTTTCTTCAGACAAAGACTTCCTTCAGCTTCTTGATGAAGAAACGGTCCTATATCGCCCAATTCAAAAGAAAGCATGGTCAAAGAAGACAGTTATCGAAGAGTACGGCATCTCTCCAGAAAACTTTGTTATTGCAAGGGCAATCGCTGGAGACAAGTCAGATAATCTTCAAGGTGTCCGAGGTGCTGGACTACCAACCATCTCGAAGCGACTAGAATTTCTTGGAGAGGATAAACTTCACACACTTGATGAAGTTTATAATTATTGTAGCGAAACAGACAGCAAAGTTAAGTTTTATAACAACGTTGTTGAAAACTGGCAAACTGTCGAGACAAACTACAAAGTTATGAATCTTACTCCTCCAAGCATCTCAGTTCAAGGACATCAAAAGATTAACTACGCACTAGATAACTTTGAATTTGAACTGAACGCTACAGAACTAAAAAGAAACTCAGTTCAGCATGGGTTTGGTTCTTTTGATTGGATGGAGCTTATGGCGATGCTCCGAGGAATTGTTGAAAAGAATAAATAAACACTTGACACAGCCTCGCCAGTAGGCTATAATAAAAGACCAATGGGGGGTTATTGGTGGATAACAAAACACCAAGTTTTAGCAAATACGGAAAGGACTTTCAAGAATCGCTTTGTCAGATGATTCTTCAAGACCGTCCTTTCGCAGATCAGATCATGGAAGTTCTTGATATTAACTTTCTTGAGCTTCGTTATCTGCGCGTATTTGTTAAGAAGATTTTTGAGTATCGCGACAAGTATGAGGTTCACCCCACATACAAGACGATGATCTCAATTATCCGAGCAGACATTGAAGAAGAAAACGCCGCTACACAGCAGCAGCTTCGGAATTATTTTGCTCGCATTCACAACACACAAGTTAGTGGTTCTGAATATGTAAAAGGAATTGCATTAGACTTTTGTCGTAAACAAAAGTTGAAGGAAGCGATGATCAAGTCGGTTCCTTTGCTTGAGAAATCATCTTTCGATGAGATCGCAAAAGTTATTAATGATGCAATTAAGTTGGGCGATGTTACTGATTTTGGATATGATTATCTCAAAGATTTTGAGAAGCGTTTTGAAGTCAAGGCAAGAGGCCCAATCACCACGGGTTGGCAAGAGATTGATCAGATCTGTCAAGGTGGTCTTGGTATAGGGGAGCTTGGAGTTATCATTGCGCCAACTGGCGCAGGTAAGTCTATGGTGCTAGTCCATCTAGGGACACAGGCACTCAAGTTGGGCAAGACCGTGGTACATTATAGTTTGGAGCTTGCTGATGTTGTGGTTGGAAAGAGATATGATTCTTGTTTGACCAAGATTCCTCTATCTCAGCTACATTCCTTCAAAGAGGAAATCTATGAAAAAGTCCAAGATATTGAAGGTACTCTGATTGTTAAAGAGTATCCTACTAAATCAGCATCCACAAGGACTCTTAGAAACCACTTAGAAAAACTTAGAATGAGAGATGTGCATCCAGACATGGTTCTCGTGGACTATGGCGATTTGTTGCGGCCTATTTCTAGTAAAAGTGAGAAAAGACATGAATTGGAATCTATTTATGAAGAGATGCGAGGACTTGCTAAAGAGTTCAACTGTTGCATCTGGACTGCTTCGCAGACAAACCGATCTGGCTTGAACGCGGAAGTCATCACAATGGAATCCATTGGAGAGGCTTTCAATAAGTGTTTTGTATCAGATTTCATATTTTCACTTTCAAGGACAGTAGAAGACAAACAAAATGACACAGGAAGATTTTTTGTTGCAAAGAACAGGAATGGGCCTGACGGTATCGTATTCCCTGTTTCTATGACGACATCTAATGTTCAAATCGAGGTTTTGGACCCCTCTAACGAGGACCAGACAGTAATTTCAGCTAAAGATCAAAGTGAAGTCTTGAAGCAAAAGTATAAAAAGTTTAGACAGACAAAGAAGAAAAATGGAGAATAAAATGGAACTATCATCAAAGATTTTGTCAGACATTACAGTACACATGAAGTACGCTCGTTTCGATGGCGAGAAGTACAGACGAGAAACGTTTAGTGAGATTGTGGATCGTAATAAGGCGATGCATATCAAACGACACCCGACTCTCAAAGAAGAGATTGAAGCCGCTTATCAGTTTGTTTACGACCGGAAGGTTCTTCCTTCTATGCGTTCTATGCAGTTTGGTGGTAAGCCTATTGAAGTTGCTCCTAATCGTATTTATAACTGCGCTTATATGCCAATTGATGACCTTCGCTCCTTTGCAGAGGCTATGTTCCTTCTTCTTGGCGGAACAGGTGTTGGATACTCTGTTCAGCGTCATCACGTTGAGAAGCTTCCAACCATCAATCGCCCAAAGACTAAGCGAACCCGTCGTTTCCTTGTCGCAGACTCCATCGAGGGCTGGGCAGATGCTGTAAAGGCTCTTCTTTACTCTTATTTCAAGGGTATGTCTAGGCTTCGGTTTGACTTCTCAGATATTCGTCCAAAGGGCGCACGTTTAGTGACTTCTGGCGGTAAAGCACCCGGCCCACAGCCTCTTAAAGAGTGTCTTCTCAAGGTTGAAGGCATCCTTGCAACGAAGGAAGACGGGGATAGCCTAACTCCTATCGAGTGTCACGATATTATGTGCCACATCGCAGACGCAGTTCTCGCTGGTGGTATCCGTCGCGCCGCTCTTATCTCACTTTTCTCCGCAGATGATGAGGAAATGATTTCTTGTAAGTCTGGAAACTGGTGGGAGACTGATCCTCAGCGTGGTCGTTCAAACAATTCTGCTGTTTTGCTTCGTCATCGTATTGATAAGGAGTATTTCAATGATCTCTGGGAGCGAATTCGTGCTTCTGGGGCAGGTGAGCCCGGTATTTACCTTTCTCACGATAAGGATTGGGGAACCAACCCTTGCTGCGAGATCGCACTTCGACCTTACCAGTTCTGCAACTTGACTGAGGTCAATGTAAATGATGTTGACTCTCAGGAAGACTACGAGGCCCGTGTCCGTGCAGCAGCCTTTATTGGAACTCTACAGGCATCTTACTCCGACTTCCACTACCTTCGTCCTGTTTGGCAGCGAAACACTGAGAAGGATGCTCTTATTGGAGTTTCAATGACCGGTATTGCTTCTGGTAACGTCTTGGGCCTCGACATGGAAGCAGGAGCTAAGATTGTTAAAGAAGAGAACGCACGAGTGGCAGAACTTCTTGATATTCGTCCAGCAGCCCGTACAACCTGCGTCAAGCCAGCAGGAACAACTTCCCTAACACTAGGTACTTCTTCAGGTATCCATGCTTGGCATAACGACTACTACATTCGTCGTGTTCGCGTTGGCAAGAATGAAGCGATCTACCAGTACCTTGTTGAATTCCATCCTGAGCTTGTTGAGGACGAGTATTTCCGTCCGCATGATACGGCTGTCATCTCGGCTCCACAGAAGGCTCCAGAGGGCGCTATTCTACGCTCTGAGACCGCCATCGAGCTTCTAGAGAGGGTTAAGCGGGTAAGCGTTGAGTGGGTTCGTAGGGGCCATAGAACGGGCCAGAACACACATAATGTTTCTGCAACAATTAATATTAAGGAACACGAGTGGGATGAGGTTCGCGATTGGATGTGGGAAAACCGAGCACACTACAATGGGCTTTCCGTACTTCCAGCCTCAGAACACACCTATAAGCAAGCTCCATTTGAGGATTGTGATAAGGAAACTTATGATGAACTCATGAAGAGTCTAACTCAGGTCGATCTTACAAATGTTGTCGAGATGCAAGATGACACCGATCTTTCTGGAGAATTGGCTTGTGCAGGCGGTGCTTGCGAGATTGTTTGATAAACATCTTGACATTTGCAAGCATCGGTGTTACAATTAGTACATAGATTTGGAGAAGACATGAAGATCACACCAGTGAACAATTGGATTTATATTGATTTAGATAAGAAGGAAGAGAAGGAAGACAGTTTGGTTTTGCTTCCAGAGGACTATAAAGTTTCTGAGAGTGTTTTTAAGACTGTTACTGTTTTATGCTCTTCTGTAGATGACTTTGATCCATCTGATCGGATCATTGTTCCTACCCACACTATTCAAGACATTCAGATTGACGACCAGACTTTTTATATGGTTCTGAAAAATCATGTCATGGCGGTGGTCAAGTGAGTCACAAGCACGTTGATGTCTTCTCTCTTCCAGAAGAAGTAGTGGACCACCCGGCACACTACGGGGGAGAAGACAATCCCTACGAAGCAATTAATATTATTGAAGCATGGGATTTAGACTTTCATCTTGGCAATGTTATTAAGTACATTTCAAGAGCCGGGAAAAAGCACGCAAGTGCTTTAGAAGATATGAAAAAAGCCAAGTGGTATCTGGACCGCTGGATTGAGAAGGAGAGTTAATAATGTTTGATAGAATTATTATTGATTATGGCCATGGCGGCATGATTGATGGGGAGTATCAGACTCCTAGTGGTAAGCAATATCACTTTACAGAGCCCGAAGAGTTCTCTATTTACGAGGGAGTTTTTAATCGCGGCGTTGCCAGCAAGCTTATGAGTATTTTAGCAGAAGCTGGTCTCGAAGTTTACGATTGCGTAGAAGATTGCTACGTTAC